TGCGTACATAAAAGTACCTCCTTATTTTTGTTTCCATGGGTCGTTAACAACTTGGCTCTGCTGATTCCGTTGTTTGGCAAATGCCGCGCCCGGAGTCTCCACCTTTGAACCATGCGTTTTGGGTGTGCTGCCCTTAAGCAACTCTTGACGAACACCTTCAGCCACTGCCTGATCATGCGCAATGAGCCACTTTACATTCGCCTCAGTAGATTCTGCCTCTGGCGTTACAACGTGCTGCAAATCGTCCTCGGTGACTGTCAGCTTGGCTTCCTCAAACATCGATCGAGCCTGTTTGCCCATTTCGTAGGTGGCAAGCTGTGACTTGAGTTCGTCTCGCTCTTTTTGAGCCTTTTCTAGCTCATAGTCCTTCTTCTGGTCGGCATTCATCTTGGCCAGCTTTGCGGCCTCGTCAACGGCAGCTTGCTTTTCCCTCTCGGCACGAGCAAGGCGTTTCTTGACGATCTCATTGACCTCTTCATCGTTGTAGACGTGCTTACCATCAGGATCAGGGTCAGCCGGTTCTCCTTGCTTCTTACCTTCAGGAGGATCTACCGGATCACCATCTTTTGGCTTAGGCGGATCGACTGGATCTTTCGGATCGCCTTGAGGATTATCTTCAGCGAAAAATTGCAAATTCATAGGCATTAAAATCTTGGGAATCATGTTAAGAACTCCTTCCACAGCTTTTTAGACGGATCAGGCTTGCGTCTTAATTTACCGGAGCTTTTATAGTCGATCACGCTTGGACTTGATGGCATAAAAATAGCCGCTAGCTGCGGCTTACAAATAAGTTTCATATTTTGGCTAGATTGAATATCCTTTGTCAATGTCGTCTATACCATGCACATTGGCAGCAAGCTTAATGACCACTTTGGTAAGATCGCCGACCTTTGAATCGATGTTCATATCAATGAGTCCTTTAATACGTTTGCCGTTAAGATATGGGCCATCATCTCTTAGCTCAAGAGTGCTTATATGTGACGCGTTACCAGATGGTGCTTTATTGTAACCGGTGGAGGACATTGCCAAATGATTAGCAAGTGTCGCATTGTCGATTATCATCAATTCGCCGTTGACATATAAATTGCCATTCTGGATAGTCACATTGTCATCGCATCGGTTATATGCATTCAGGATAAGCGCTCCTAGCTGATAATCTTTGATGCTATTAGCCTCTGCTGCCAAATAAAGCAGGCGCTTTTTAATGCTTTCACGCGTTTTCAAACCTTCTGATTTCATGATAGTACCTCCTTGATCAGCTCAGGGTTCTGCTTGGCTAACATGCGTAATGCATGTGCCATATTGTCCACAAGCATCTCATCTTCGCACTGGTCATTAAGACCACGTTCAGACAAGATGGCGTGAATGATCTCGTGTAGCAATGTAACCTTGACGTTGCCTTCATTAATCGAGTCCGATACTTTAATGGTCTGATTGTTGTAGTTGCAGGCACCAATAATATTGTCTGGTGAAAGTACTTCTTTTTGAAGTTCATCTGAGCTTTCGGTTGATACTGTATATTCAACGTCATCAATCAATACTTTTTCTGGTAGCTTCATTGTTTCCTCCCGCTTTTGCGCTCACAAAGTGCAATTACGCCATAAACCAGCAGTAGGATGCAAAAGATGCCCAGCGTAAGTGTAAATCCGATCAAGATTGGTGATACAACCCAAAGCCATGGCCAGTCGATGACATGGCACAGTTTGAGAACGATAAATGCGATCGTTAGCAGGCCACAAAAACCCGTGCCGCTGCTTACAGTTCTGTTGCTTTCTTGCATGTTAAGTTCCTCCTACTCATCGTTAGCTTCATCGTCTGGTGCATATGCCGCAATGGAGCATCGGCAGTTGGGGTGAGCTGGAATGTCTGGCACATCGTCTACGCGATAAATGCCTCTACCAGCTCTCCCACCTTCTGAAATCTCCTTGCACGCATCACACGCGCTTGGTTCAGCCACCCATTTGCAATAGTCATAGCCGAACTTATTGAAGCTATCTAATTGCGCCTGTGTTTGAATCCGAGCTGACTCAGTACGTGCAATTCGTTCAGTTACATAGCGGTGATTGTTCACCGTTTCTTCCACTTGACCGCGTAACTTGCGAGCAATCTTTAGTGGACTCTGTCCTTGAATGGTGGCGGCAGTCAGCAGCTCGTCCAGTTCAGCCTTTAGAATGTCTTGGTTGATCCAGATGCGCTGTGAGAAGGTGTAATCTCCCTCTCGTTTGGAGAGTAACTTGGCTAAATCAGTGTAGCCGCCCTTAGATACCGTCTCTCCAAGTATTCCGGCTTGCCGTTTGATCTCGGATTGATAATCATCGCTCAATTTTGATATTAGATCAGCGTTCACTTTCATGTGTGCATCAAGCATTTCTTGACCAATCTCACTCTTGAGCATTTCTAAGCGATTAATCCGCATGGTAGCGTTGTATAGCTTGAGATGATCATTGACATCCTTGCTGAAGTCAGAATACTTTAGCGGTTCGCCGTTGTACATCTTTCTAGCATCATCGACGATCCGCTTGGCTTCGACTTGATAAGCTTTAATATCGGTGGCCATCACTGCTTGACGCGCACCGGCCATACTGTCGTTGCTATATGCGGCATACTTGGAAAGCTCTGAATCAATATCCTTTTGAATGTTGGTTAAAGCTTTGTCAAAATATTCCTGAATTCTGGCATTGAACGCCTCGTCATTCTTAAGGTTCTCGACAATCCATTTCCGTTCAGCGGCCGTTCGCTTATTCCAGTAGGCAGAATTACTCGCTATCTGTTGCTGAGTCGTTGTTGTCATCATTGCCACCACCATTCAGAAATTTCTGGAAGTCTGTGTTTGACAGGCTGTTAGTAGCAGCGTCTTTTGCTTTCTGGGCGATCTCATCAGCGATGCGTTTCATTTCGGCCTTGGGATCATCGACAAATGATAAGGTGCTAAGCATAGTCTGATCTGATACTAGGCCTTTGAGTTTAGAAGCTGCGTCTGCTTCGTCAGTAATGTTCTCCGGAAGATTTCGCGTGAATGTGAAGTTAAGCTTTTGCCAGTCATCAGATTTACTTTCTGGAAGGATTGTCCCAACACTGAAAGCAATCTTGTACAGCTCCCGGAGTGACTGTGTGAACTTACGATCTTGATTGGCCGCTAGGTTCCTCATTGGTAGCAATTTGTACTGTAATGCAACGCCAGAACTATTACCGCTGAATGCTTCGTCGTTCAGATTTGCGACCATGCTAATCTGATAGATCATGCTGATTAGGCGATCAATAAGGTGCTCTTGAATGGCATCGCCATCAGGTTTGGTCAGAAATTCAGCTACGCCTTGAGCAGAATCAGCGTCTGGAGCATAGATGATTTGGTTGCCATTAAGATCGAGTTTGGGGTTGCCTTCATCGTCCTCATCGAGTTTGAGACCCTTGAGAACCAAGTACGCATTGTCAAAATATTCATTCTGGTTTGCCTTCTGGCTTAGTACCTTGTCTAAGGCATTGATGAGCGTCTCAACGTTCTCAAAGATGCCTTGACGCTCGGTGTTCATGAAAAACTCAACAGCTGGTACTTCGTTAAATGGGTTAAATCCGCCTGTCCCTTCAAGGCGTGTCATATCAAGGGCATATATTCCGTCTTTCATATACACCTTGCCAGTTAAATTGTTGTTATCATCATGCCAATACATGACAAACGCAACGGCTTTATGTGCTACCGTGTCATCATAGATGAGGAATGAATTGATAGGCGAGCTGTACGCAATACACGTCTTGCTGTCTTCGTCTTGGTACAAAAAAGCAAGCGCCCGTCCGTAAATGGATGCTTGCTTGCTGATCTCGCTTAATTTGTCCTGAACGCTGTTCGTGTCGTTCCACTCTTGCAGCACAGTATTGTCCTGTGTGTTGTCGAGCGTGATCTTCGGTGGAATGCCAATGTAAAACCCGTTGTAGGTATCCACGATATAGTGAGCCAAGTTGCCAACAAGACGGTTGTCTGGCCCATGGTCCTTTTTCGCATCATCAATAATCTGGTGCTGACCGAGGTACATTTTCTTTGCTGGAAGGTACTTGTTTTTAGCTAGATCATCATTGGCGGTAATAAACGCATTGATGTCATCGCCAGTTAGCTCTTCATCAGTCGGGAAAATAAACACATCTCCGTCTGTGATTGAGCCTTTCCCTTGAACTGTTAATATGATGGCCACCTCCTTAGAAGTATTTGCTTGTGTTCTTGAACGTATGAGCTGCATTTCTCCGTTTGATTACCTGCATGACAAAAT